GTCAAGATTTTGGCGCAGCGCGAGCGAACTTTCACAGAAGTCAATGGCTGCGCTGACCAAAACTTGATCGACCAAGGGCTCCGAGCAGCCGGGTAGATACGGCAGAATTCTTGAATAGAAGATGCTCAGAGGTTTCATGATGTACCTTATTCGGCGGCAGCTGGAGTAAGCCCAACGACTGGCTCACTAACAATTTCAACAGATTCTACCAGTTGTGCTTTTGTTTTGCGAGTTTTTGTTGCAGCTTCAGCCGCGGCCAAATTTGAATGTTCATTGGTCAGCAAGACGCCGCGATCCGTCAGAACCCATTCTGTGTCTTCCAAACGAGCGACGATGACGATTTCACCTTCGATGTAAACACGGATTTTGTTGTTCAGGACTTCGCCGCCAAGGCGTTCCATCAATTCAAGAGCAGTCATATTTTCTCCAAGGTTTAAACAAAAAAGGGGCCCGAAGGCCCCCTCTTTATACCACTATCAGGTGGCTGAGCCAACCACGGCAGTAACCAAGGCTTCAGGTTTAACAACCTTACGGCCATACACAGCCAAACCGCGGACGATGTCGCCGAAGTCTGTCTGGTTACGCAGGGGTTCTGTCTTGTTGATGGTCATAGCAAAGGAAGTGGCGTGCTTAGTGCCGGCAACCATGATACGACGTGCTTTAGCGTTGGTGACAGCGCCGCCAGTGGAAGTGGCAGACAAGCCAGCAACCAAGGCTTTACCAGCTTCACCGCGTGGCAACAAGTTAGAAACGTAGACGCTGAAGCGATCCAACATACCGATCTTGCCGGTACGGAGGGTGCTTGACTGGTCGCCAGTGAAGTACGCCTGAGCGATGCTAGATTGCATCAACAGGTGACGGTCATAAGGAGACAAGACCAAGAAACGGCCATCTTCAGGAACGTTCTGCTCGTCCAAAACTGTAGACATGCGAAGGATGGCCTTCAACACATTTTCAGGAGTGGCTTGGTCGATAGGAGTTGTGTCTGTACCCAAGTTGTAGGCAGCAGAAATCTTACCGGCAGTAGCGCCTTCGTTCTGAGCAGAAGGGCCTTCAGTCACGAAGCTGTTGAAGAACACTTCGTTTTCGATGGCAATTTTCAACTGCTTAGCAGCGTCTTCTGTGAACATGTTCATCAAGTTCATGTCGGACTGATAGGCCAACACGTCATTGACTTGCACGCCGAAGTACTTACCCTTGTTCACTTGCATATCTTGGAAGATAGGAGTGGGGACTTCGTATGACAGAGTCTGACCAACGGTGTAGTCAGAAATGCTGATGGAAGGAGCCAAACGGATACGGACGGTATCGCCTTGGTTCTTCAATTCGCCTTCGTAGTCAGTGTTAGTGACTTCAGACAACATGGTGTTCTGGTAGAACTTAGCCAAGAGTTTGCCTGACCACAGTGTGGGGATAAAGGCACCAGAGTATGAAGGGTTGGTATCAAATGCACCAGAGCCCGTGACAGGATAAACAGCAGCCATTTTGGCCTCCTAAATTAAAAACAGGTTGGGTAAACGCTGCATGCAGGGAGTTACGCTCGAACGCGACCTTCTCTGTACGCGGCATCAATTTCAGCTTCAAGTTTCATCGCCTCATCGCGCTGACCTCTAGCGCTCAGTTCAACAGACTTCTGGAACATCTTCTGGACTTGTGCGTCCGTGTATGTCTTAGCCTGCTGTGAAACTGGTGCATTAGCTGCAGAACGTTTCGGCTGGATTTGTTTTTCAAGTTCAGCGGCTTTATCGCTTGGTTGCTCCACAGGGGCGATGCTCGCTTTGAACATCCCAATGTAGTGTGCAACGGCTTCGGCATCGCCAACGTTGAACGCTTCTTGCGCAACAGATTTTCTCGGTGCTCGGAGCAGAGGGTCAACCTCGTTCAGCCAGCCAATCCAACGTTCGTCGGCGTTAACTGCCTGAAAGTCTGGTACCAAACGGTACAGACGTTGCTCGAAGGATGCCTCTGATACTTGATTGCCGGTCGTGTTAAGTTGCTCGCGCAGCTTGTCATTCTCAGCTTTCATAGCGTCGAGTTCACCTCGAAACTCTGCTGCCACTTCGCGGGCAACCTTGCGTTGGACTTCGATTAAGTCCTCACCAAATGCTTGAACATCAGCATCCGTAACCAATTTGGTCGGTTGAGCGGCGGGCTTGGACTCTTGTTTCGGAGCTTCAGCGGCCTTCTGGAATTTGTCCATTTGGCTCTTGAGTTCACGAATGTCAGAGTGCAAACGGGGCACTTCAGCGTCGTACATACCCTTGAGGGTCTTGTATTTCTGCTGCCATGTCTCTTCCGGCACTTCCGGTTCAACTGGCTTTTCTGGCTTAACTTCTGGCTGTGGAGCAACCGGCTCAATGTTCTGGGTAGGTTCTGTGGGCTCTGCCGGCTGTGGTTCAGGTTCTGCAGGTTTTTCCTGCGGAGTGTTCTGAGCAGCTAGCTGCTTTTCGATCTCTTCCAGCTCTTTCAACTGGGCTTCAACTTGCCTTGGTAACGCCATCAATATCTCCTAAAAGCTCCAACTCTGCTTAGGGCTCCTACTTCGGTCTGCCTGCCACATAATGGTTTGCTAGGACTACAAAATTCGGGTCATTTGACCCGGTCGAAAATCTCGGACGACTTCTCAACCGCCTCGAGAAAATCTGTTAAAACCTCAGCCCGACCCTGCAAACGGTGCAACTTGACTAGATCGTCTGCGACGACGAGGGAGTTTTTGGTCTCCTCTAGTTTCTTGCGGAACAAGTCCAACAAGGCTCCGTTTTCGTCCAGCTTGCAGCGCTGTAGCGCAAACATGTGCTGTCGGTCAGGCTTTTGGCCTATAAAAATTTTCATATGTCGTATTTATACCACTGACTATTTGACCAGTCAACAGTCTTTTAAACACCGTTTGGTCTTGGGGACATCATATTGCCCTCGCGACCGCCTACTTGACTGCCGTCAGGTAACATATTCTTTGGTGCGGGGCCCTGAGTCATACCACCCGGTGCCATACCCGCATTCTGCATCTCGCCCATGATCGCTGCCAACTGTTCTTGCAACTGAGCGATGGTCTGCTGTTGCTGCTGTACAACACTGAGTTGCTGACGGTCAGGAACGATGCGATCAACGTTGCCGCTCAAGTGTTTAGCTTGGTCGCGGAGCAACTCTGCAGTGCCGTCCATGCCGACGATCTGCTGAGCCACTGGGCTGTTGAGCACAACCTGCAGGAACTCGTTACGACGAACAGCTTCAGCTTCTTTAATCACGAGGCTAGTCGCGCCAGTAGCTACGATGTTCACATCGCCGATCAGGTCAGGGTCTTTGCTGTAACGCAAGTTGTCTTGGTACAAGCGCTCGATGGCTGGCGTGATGACGTTCTTGTCGATGTTGCTGATAACCTGCTTGATACCCTTACCGGCGTTAGAGATCAACATGGACAGACCAGACGATGTACGTCCTGCGCCCGGTGTGTTCTCACCCGTCATGTAACGAGGGATCATCGTGTCTTCGTCAGCGCGTGCAGAGAATTTCTCAAACACAGCCATCAACTCGTTGGCATTGCTTTGTGGCTGGAAGAACGAAATGGGTGGAGAGTTGTCACCGTAGTCAGAAGACGAGAACTGCCAAATCTTCCATGGGTGCATGTCAGTGATGTCTTCGCCGGATGGCAAGCGTGAGATATTAATTCCGACCTGTGGGCCAGAGCTAATACCCATGTTGTTTGCCAGTGCGCGAGCGGATGCGTTCACCATGGCCTGCGCGTCACGGCACAAGTCAGTCACGCCTTTACCGTCAACGGAACCGGGAAGATTCTCATAGCTTGTGAGGTAGTAAGGCTTGCGACCGAGGGGGTCGTAGTTCAGAACAGCACGAATCACGGTGCTGCCGATGAGCCAAACTTCACAGGGGTAGTTCAGGTCTGGATCAGGAATCTCTTTAGCTGTTAGGCCCCACTCGATGAGCAAGCTGCCCTTGACAGAGTCCCACAACTGAATCGCGTCAATCAAGTCACCGGAGATGATGGACTCAGTGACGAACTTACCTTCAGCTTGCGCTTTCGATGCGTCAGTCCACAGCCACTCTTTCATGCCGGAGGTCGAGAAGTCATTCAGCACTGTACGAATAGCGTCGTTGTTGTAGCCGGGCACGTCGATCAGAGCTTGCAAGTCATCTGCAGTCATGCGATGGCGCTCGATGATGTAACCATCACCCAAGTCCCAAGACCATGGAGCCCAGTACAACATGAACGGGTCAACGCGCTCCCACTCGTTGCGAATCTCTTCGACAGGAACCAATGCGCCGTTCTGCCACTGTAGTGTTTTGCGTTTGCGCTTGATCGGGCCCTTGAGAACAGCGTATGGGAATGTGACGATGTCGTCCAAGAATTCGTTGAACGCTTTATACCAACCGCCTTCGTGCAGCTGGTCTTCCATCTTACGTTCCATGCGGTTAACACGGTCTGCAGACTGCTCACGCATCTCGCGCTCGGCTTCGTCTTTCATCTGAAGCGCCATTGTGCGCAACTCTGAGGGAC